TTTCTTTAGAGCTTCAACTGATACTTGAATTTCCATTATAACTCCATAACAAAAAGAGGAAGGGATACTATTATGTATCCACTTCCTCTATTTGATTTTACGCTTTATTAGGCAAAAGCGCGGTCGCCTTGAGCGCGCAGAGCGGCGATGCCGGCTGCCACAACTTTCTTGCTTGGGGTACCCATGCGATAGAACGAAATCTTGCGACCGTCTTCAAGGGTTTTGGTGTTGGTGTAGATTGCGTAGCCTTCTTCACGCAGTTCGTTGACGCGAGCAGAAACATTGGTGATACCGAAACGGGCGCGAGCCTGAGCGGTGGTCAGTGTGTTGTAGGTGCTGTTCTTCGAAAGGTAGTTCAGGATTTTTTGTTTGGCACTCATTATTAATAACTCCGTAAATGTGAATTGCTATCAAGACTTGGGCATAAGAGGCAATTCGGGCTCCTATAAGTCTATAGTGGATATTACACAAAGGCCACTGACAAGTCAATGGCCTTTTAGGTAAATAAACCAGTTTTTTGGGTTAGAATGTCACTTCATTGTCTGCAACACCGGGATCCTCCAGAGTTACCGGAGTAATGGGATTGACACTCGCATCCACTTTGGTATACAAATCAAGGAAACTTGCCTTGGTATCTTCATCAAAGCGGTTCAGACACAAGCCGATGGCTTTCAGTTTATCACCGAAAATGCCGTAGGTTTCGACAATGTGTACCAGACGGCGGGTAGAAATCACTTCATCACAAGCACCGTCAGCAAACGATTGGCGAATGGCATCTGCCCACATGACCAGATTGTCGGCGAAGGCATCATCCATTCGGCCGGCCGAGGCCAGTTCTTTGCGGATAATCTTCTTCTCGACATTAACGGGCGGGAATTCCTGCTCCATCGTGGTGCGGAATCGCTCAAGGAACGCTTCGTTAAGGACATTGGTGAACATATAACGACCGTCATCCGAACCTTTACCCTTGGTGTTAGCAGTCGCGAACACGGTGAAACCGGGAGCCGGAACAATCAGTTCGCCTTTTTTCTTGAGCATGAACGGTTTGCCTTCAAGCACACGCTGAAGACTGGAAAGATTTTGAGCACCGTAGTCAATTTCGTCAATGCACAAAACCGAACCGGTACGAGCCGCAGTGGTCACGGGACCATCGCGCCATTCCATATTGCCGTCAACCAGAACATAGTTACCGAGCAAATCACTTTCATCGGTTTCAGGAGTCATGGACACGCAAACGAACTTGCGTTTAGCAAGAGCACACGCTTGTTCGATGGACATGGTCTTACCGTTACCAGAATGACCAGTGATGAAAACGGGGAAGAACCGATTGGACTGAACGATAGCGTAAACATCGTCAAAGTTGCCGAAAGGCACATAATTCGAATAACGCTTGGGAACCAAGTCAATCGTTTCCAAATCAGTAGTCACATTTTGAATCTGGTGACCAGATTTTTCGACCTGCTTGGTCATGGGAATAACCTGTGCAGTCATTTCAACTTGTTGACCGGGATTCAGGTCGACCGCTTTAGCGAGAGCAGAACCTGCATTGACATTACTCGGCACACGGTACTTACCGTGAGCAATTCGAGTGCCCGACTTGGTAAACCAGGAAGTACTGCCGATGCCGACTTGTTCAGCAACAGATTTAATGTCAGCTTTTGACACTTCGGGCTTGCCGAGAGCGACAAGGGCTTTCAGGAACAATTCTCGTTTTTCATTCCGAGTCATAATATAACCTCTGTTTTGGATTCTATAGGTCCAGGATACACTATCCACTGGTACCTGTCAAGGGGGCTAACCAAAAATATAAAGCTCTTGAAAATCAAGAGCTTACGCTCAAGCCGCAATCTGTTGGATAAACTTACTCACCAACACGCGGGAAACAGTACGCTTTTTGTTCATTTTAGCAAAAGCGTTCTTCAATTTATTGGCAGTCACTTTGCCGTTAATCTCAATCTCTTCATTTTCGGTAAGCATTTCATTACCACCGAGAATCATGTAGAAATCGTCATAACCACTGTTCTTGGATTGGACAAAATGTTCTTGCTTAAACGATTTGGTCATGGTATCAAGGACAGCACGGCGAGCCCAATAATCAGGAATCGTGGAACGAAGCGACTTACCATCTTTATCATAGTAGCGTTCATCAAAAGCTTTTCGAATTTCAGAACTGGTCGGCAGCACAATGAAGAATCCGACAATTTTAGAACCGGTCACTTCTTTGAACCAGTACATGATGTTTTCCATCATGGTCTGGGATTTTAATCCCCAGTAACTTTTTCGGTTGCAAACCGCGCGGCGCTGATATTTCTCCGAACGGTCATTGAAGACCACATTATCATTCTGAACATCAACAAAACCTCGTTTTCCGTTTTCGATGAAATAGTCAACACTGTCAGCATCACCGTCATGGACAACAACCAGACTGGTCATATCCAGTTTACGGCGTTGTTTGAATTCCTGCATAATCGAAGCGGTAGCAATCAAAGCTTCATTCAGCGGAGTATTCGACAATTGTTCGCTCATGGGACGGGCGAAACCGTAGCCGCCGTGGATAAAGCTTTCGCGCAAAAGAATCATATTGTGCAGAGCCTGATTGTAGGTTTTCGAATTCATATCAGAACTCAAATACTCACGCAGGTGCAGACTGCTCATTTCCATATCACCTTCATTTTTCGACCACTGAGCACCTTCAGGCGAAGACATGAACACATTCCAGTCATACGATTCAAGGCCAGAGTCAATTCGGCGGACATTGACATTATTACCGAAAGCGTAAACAACAAACGGAATGTTCACTTTACGACAGAACATGGTCAGAACCAGAATCTGTTCAATCGAACCGGCCATGTTTCGCGACATGGAACCAGAGTAATCGAGCAGAAGCACCAGACCGTGCGATTTGCCGTTGGGGACCGACATGATTTTGCGGAAGATGTTATCGTCAAACTTGTAGGTTGCCAATTTATTGACATTGATATCACCAGTGTCAGAAATCTTCGCCTTGGCATACTTACTGGCAGCCTTGCGCATTTCGAATTCTTTAGCAAGCAGGCCAACATACCGTTCATTTTTACGCTTGAACTTGTTGACCAGTTCCATCATTTTACCATCTTTCTGATAACGCATTTCCGTCTTGAAGTGGTCGGACAGGAGTTGTTGGACTCGAGCCGCAGGAGTAATGATGTTTTTCAGGATGGGTTTTGGGAAATTCAGGTACTTGTAAGGCTTACAGTTGACATCAACCAGGTTGCCTTCGTTTTCGCGGTAGTTTTCATCAGTTTCACAGGACGGTTCGAATTCGGGATCCTGTTGACTGTCGGTTTCACCAGATGATTTCTCTTCAGCTTCTTCGGCACCGACAGCGTTTTCGCCGGTTTCGTCGGATTCATTTTCATCAGACTCGCCTTCACCATCATCGGATTCAGGTTCACCGTTTTCATCAGGCACACCGTTTTCATCACTTTCGCCAGCTTCGTCTTCATCGTCTTCAATCGGATGCGAGCGAGTAGAACCGTCGGCCGGGTCGAAATCTTCATCATCGTCCTGTTCACCAAACGACAGCGTATCTTTATCTTGACTAGCTTCGGGAGATTTCAGGCCTTGCTCAACTTTCGAGTAGGCGTAGATATCATCGGCAAGAGCAACAACCTGTTCCCAAGTTTCGAGCGCTTTCGCACGAGCGACAAAGACTTTTTCTTCATCGTTAAATTTGGTTTTGTAGGTGTATTGCGACTTGGTGAAAATATTCAGTCGGTCGATAAAGGGCAAATCATTGACCGAACGGCCGCGGAGACCGAAAAAGTCCCGAGCGAACAATTCACTGTACGCTTTGGTAAAGGAAGATTTCAGACCGGGATAACGGCGTTGGATTTTCTTCTCGATGCGAGCATCTTCAACAACATTCAGGAACGATTTATAGTTCCGACCTTTGTTGTTTAGCACAACCGCGTTGTGAAGACCTTCTTGAGGAGTATAAAGCGCGTGACCGACTTCATGGCCAGTCAGCAAATCGTACATGAAACCAGACATATCTTGCCAGATAGGAAGATAGACAGTCCGGCTTTTGATGTCAATCATAGCCGTGGGAATTTTTTGATGGACCACGGTAAGATTCTCAGTCGCCATAAGCTTGGCTAATTGAGATTTTGACTCTACAGTAAACGACATAATAGTGCCTCTATTGATTCTATAGGTCCAGGATACACTATC